TTTTTGAAAATATCAATCGTTGACTCTGCTTCGTTAACAATATCAGAATCTTCTTCAAGATTGAGATTAAGATGGTCTTCTACAATTTGAATCTCAAGAGGAGTTTCTGATTCAATATTTTCAATAAACTTATCAAACCAAAATAAATTAGTTTTCTCTTGAATAATAACTTTAAGCATACAGTTTTTATATTGAAAATAATCTATATCAGAGTTTAAGAAAGTAGCATCAGCATCATTATACCATACCTTCTTAAAAATCTTATATGGGTTCTCAATGAAGGTCAAGTTCCTGGTTTCTGTATCCAGAATGTGAAAGCCTTTAGGATCATTATAATCGCTCCAAGTAAACTCAGCGTGACTACCCAGATAATGGATAGTGCCATCACCGGAACGATGATGATAATGGCCACTGAGAACCAAATCAAAGCGATCAAAGCAAGAACGATCATCTCCATGAGAAACCATAGATCCTTTATGCATCTCGAAACCTGCCAACTCCAAATGACCCATGACAATCTGAGCTGGAGTATTTTTAATTTTATCCATGCAGGCAAGTCTATTTTCATCACATATCCATGGTAGCATTAATACAGGAGCGCCATCAAAGTTAAACTCACGAGGAAACCTTTGATATGAAGTGAAGTTATCTTCAAATCTATCACCAAGGATATTTTCAATGGCGTTAATTTCATTAGTATTTTTAAAGTAAGTATCGTGATTACCAGCAATGAAGTGGCAGTTAATGTTTCTGTTATCCAAAGGTATCAAAAAATCGTTCATCAACCTATGCATCGTATAATGATTTAGATACTTACGACGGTCTACAAGATCACCAAGATGACAAACAGTACGGACATTGTTATTGTCCAAATATGGAAAAAATATTTCATCTAAAAACCTCTTTGAATTGTCCATGAACGCAATGTTATCATTACGAACGCCCCAGTGTGTATCTGTGATGAGTGCTATTTTCATCTAATGATGTGATTCTTTTTAATATTAATTGATGGCTTCGAAGGCTTCTTGGCGAGCGATTCCGTAACGTAGGAAACGATAGTTTCCAAACGAAGTTGATAATTTATCTTTTCGTTCTCGCGAATATTTGGATTATGGTACTTTTCTACCAAGTCAATAATGTTGACTGGTAGTAGGTGTTCATTCTTCATTTTTGTTTACCTCATCTAGTATAACAGAAAACACTTCAACTCCACTAAGTTTACTTTGTTTTTTGGTCTTTGTCAACTTATTTTCATACGACCTAACGACTTCCGATGAATATTCGTTTGATTTTAAATGAATATTTTCCGAGTCGTTCCAAAGTTCGTTCATAAGAAAACTGTTTTCGAAGTTTTTATGTTTAATGTATGTTTGTTTCTTTTCTTTTTGAATCCTTCTAATGAAGGCGTTCCAGGCGATCTGTGTAAAATATGCGAATGGGTTATTAGTTCTGTCTGGGTCAAAGTTATCAACCGCAGCAATACAATCAATAATACCATCTGATATCATATCTTGCTTATATGTATATCCTGAGAAGTTTGGCTTTTTGGCAAGGTTATTACAAATCAAAAGAATAGACTGCCCGATATAATTAGATACCTGAGGTTTAGGTTTATCTTCTGCTAAAGCATTATTCAATTTCGTTCTATGTTCAATCATAGACGTGTATAATGTTTTATTGTTGATATAATTTTTAACTCTTGCCATTTTAGTCCTTTACTTTTTTCTAGACCATAGTATAATCATTAATGTGATGCTGCAATCATATATTAAGCGTTACGTTATATATCTTATATGGGAACTTCTCCTCATTGTATATCTTTATACGCTCCATAAAATGGAGCAAGGTAAAGTTCTTTTTACTTTTCCAACTCATGTCATCGGCAATGTCGTATAGCGTTGCGCTATCCTTACTATCTGACTTACGTAGTCCACGACCAATTGACTGTAAGTTTCTAATTTTAGATTTGGAAGGACTAGAGAATACAACGTTATGCAAATTACGAATGTTAACACCTGTGGAGAAAGTTCCGAAAGAAGCAACAATAATTGCGTTTTTTTCCGTCTCGACAATTTTACGAATCTCCTCACGTTCCTCTCCATCAACTTCACCAGATACATAAAATACTTTTCTATCTTTGGCTTCTTTTACTAATCTATCGTATAATACTTTGCCATGCTTTTCAACATACTGAAATAATAATAGAGTGTTACCTTCGAGCGAAAGCGTTAAGTTTCTAATGAATTTATTTCTGGCTTCAAGCCTAACGATGTAATCCATCTCTGCCTGGTAGTCAGCAGAGCGAGCAATCATTTTTCTGATCTCGTCGGGGTATGAAAGTACGATAGCCTTAATCTTAAACTCTGCCAAGTGCTTTTGATCAATTAATTCGGCAGTAGTTGTTACTTTTCTTACAGGTCCAAATAGTCCTTCAAGAACGAGTTTGTGAGTATTGCTGCCGTCCAAGGTGCCAGTAAAACCAAAACGATACTTGCAATTATCCAATTTAGCAAGAATAGAAGTAAGGCTTTTAGCCTTGAATAAGTGAGCCTCGTCGCCTATGACCACATCAAACTGTTGGAAATACTCTTTAGGAAGTTTGTATATCGATTGCCAGGTTGAGATGGTAATTGGTTTATCTGTCTGTTTATCTTGCCCAGCATAGATTCTATGAACGAACCTATCAGATACAAACCCATAGTCAGTAAAATCAGAGGCAAGTTGACTAACCAAAGAAGTAGTTGGCACAATAATAAGAGTGCGTGCATTATAGTACCTCGTTATTAGGTAGATGATAAACGATTTACCCGAGGCTGTGGGCGATAGAAGTAAAGATCTACGATTACGTATAGCATGAGTAAATGCTCCTATTTGATAGTCTCTTGGTGTAAACTTTTCCGGAAGGTTTAAAGTTGAAATAAAGTCCATTGATTCTTTAAGGGAAAATTCATCGGCAGAAAAATCAGATTTGTATATTACAGTATAATTGCGCTTATCAGCAAACTCTTGAACGTATGCATTAAGACCTGCATAAAGCAAACAAGTCATAGTATTAAGAAGGCGTATTTTACCATCCCACATTTTATTACGGTATGCTGGAGTAAACTTGGCGCCAGGAACGTCAAACGTAAAATAACCACTCAACTCCATTATGGTCGAGGGGTCGGCAATTATCTTATTATAAGTCTCGTTGACTTTTTCTATCTCAATTATTTCCATTATGACCCATTCGTAAATCTAATCCACTCAATAGCAGCTTTGATGTTATATCCTCTGTTATTCAATGATTTAATAATCGACTCAAGTAATTCTATTTTCTCTTGCTGAATGCCAATCTTAAGAGATAGCTTTATAGTTTCTTTATCAGCATCCATATACATCGGAATATCAGCCTTAAGAATCATTCCTTTTGCAGGAAGCTCCCAACCAAGAGCTCTGGTTTCTTCGGTATGACCTTGTGTATAGAACTCATATTTATCTAGTTTAAGCTTCTTCATATCAGCATCAAGAGAACGAAGTGCAAGCTTTTCACCAATATACATCTGATAATATTTGTGATGGAGTTTTGGTATCTTAAGAGCCTCATCGCCGAGCTCTGTACGATCTACCTCTGAGTCTTCTTTCCACTGTTCAAGAATATCTTCGATTTTCATAATTACTCTCTAAATTATCAATACTATAATATACTATATTTTTAGTAGAAAGTAAAGTTAAATCTTAGTAATTGTAAAATAAGTGTATTTGAAAGTGGCTGATGCCTCTATATAATTTACGTTAGGATCGGTTGTATTGAAAGTTATTCCCGTTAAGCTGATAGGAAAAGCATCGGCATAGGCTACTTCATAGTTAGGCATTTTTGTGCTTGCTAAAACTAAAACGGATATATCAGAATAGATACCATCGCCAGTCCATGAAGGTTTAGCGGCTATATCAGCATAACCAGCAAAGTCTTCTGGCTTACCAAGAGCTCTAATCCAGTTATGTATTTCTAGATAATTTTGAAGGTCTTCATCTACTTTAAAGGTAATATTCAAAGCACCAAACTCCATATGGTCACCTGGATATGGAATATTTACAAATGGGTTTGGGGAAGTTGGGCTTCTGATAGCAATATCAGGTATATTAACCTTCTGTACAAAGAAGTTAACATGAGGTGCTTTTTTAATTTGGAATCTAAAATTAAGAGGACTTAGAAAGTTTTTATTTTCAGGTGTATTGTCTATAGCTGACATAGTAATCTCCATTTCAACTATTTATAAAAAAAGAGGGATCCGAAGACCCCTCTTAAAGTTTGCGGCTTGAAACCGTCTTCTTCCTAATATTACATTAGGTTGTTTACGATAACGCGACGATAATAAACGTTGGTGCCGATAGTAAGAGCACCTGCGCCAGCAGTAAGACCCTGAGCGAATGGATTTGCTACCATGCCATAACGAGTCTTGAATCCAATCTTAGGCTGGAATGTTGACTGGTCAACTGCACGTACCATCTGTAGAGGAACGTATGGGCAATAGAATAGACCAGCGTCGAATGCTGACGAACCCTTATAGCCAACAACTAGATAGTTACCACCGATTGCGTATGGATCGATATAAACCTTAAGGCGACCATTAAGAACACCAGCAAAGGTGTTACCAGTATCGTCAACCTGAAGGTTGTTTGAGTTAAGAGCAGGAGTGTAGTCAAGAACACCAGCCATCTGAAGAGCAGAAGCAACGTCTGAAGAACAGATAACGATGTTACCCTTGCCACGACGAGTCTGCTTGGCGATCTGGTTAGCTTCTCTTTCAAGCTGGAACATAAGACCCTTGAACTTTTCAACTGACCAACGACCGTTTGAGTCGGTGTCAAGGTCGAATACGCCCTGAGTAGTAGTGTTATCCATAGCACCCTTAACAGCAGTGATGTTGATTGTACGAACAACTTCACGGTTGATTTCAGCAAGTACTTCGGCTGAAAGGATGTTTGAAAGTTCAGTTTCTGCGTCAAGACCATGAATTGCCTTAAGGTCCTGTGCAAGTTCCATTGTGTACTCTGCCTTTAGGGCACGAGTCTTAGCAGTTACAGTAACCTTCTCAATGCTGAAAGCCATCTGTGGGAAGTTATTGCCGTTATCAACGCCAAGTGATTCACCGTTAGCAGTAGTCATACCAGCACCAGTGTTATAGGTGTTAGTTGCTGTTAGAGGTGAAGTATTAGTTGCACCTGGGAATGTTCCCTTGAAACCTAAACCGAAGTTATTTGAGTCAACACCAGTAAGACCACCAGCACCAGTGAAGGCTGTATTTACTTCGTTGTAGAAGGTTTCATCGCCTTCCTGATTAGCATAACGTGAACGCATTGCGAAAATAAGACCAGTTGGGCCAGTCATTGGCTGAACGCCGCAAATGTCATAAGCCATAAGGTTAGGCATAGCACGACGTACTAGAGAAATAAGAACTGGATCGAAAGTATCGATACCGCCAGAACCAGCAGTTGAGCTTGAAGCGCCCATAAAGTTGGCTGGAAGTGAAGATGAAGTTTCTGTTAGAGTCTGGTATGAACCATGAGCTGCAGATTCTGTGAGAGCCTTTTCAGTGTTCTCAAGCATGATTGCAGTTACGGAACGGCGGTGCTGATCTCTAATAACGCCAAGAGCGTCATGATCGAGAACAGGTGACCACTTGTTTTGAATTTCCTCAGCTAGATACATTTAGTTTTTCCTTTCGGGTTTTTAGAATATAAATTATTTATAAAAAATTACTTTTTAACGTTTCTTGCGATAGCCTGAACGTAACGGTTGACGTTTGGGTCAACGTAACGAGTATTTTCAGAAATTTCGCCTTCGAATGTTTCTTCTTCGATATTTGAAGAATAAGTTGTGTTTTCAGTATGGAAATAATTTTCCTTAATGATATTCAACTTCTTCGCATAAGTATTAAGATTGCCATCAAATTCAATTCCCTCGGCGAGAGCGGCGAACTTTTCCTGCTGTGTTAGTGCAAGGTCAGAAGCAAGTTCTTCAAAGATATCTCTAGCTTGATCTTCAATTAGAGTACCCTTTAGTGCTGCGTTTTCGGAAATTGTTTCATCAAGCTTCTCTTCTAGAGAACTTACCTTTTCAGCAAGAGCTTCTAGAACATCTACCTTATCCTCAGGTACATTGATATAATGTTCTGAGAACAGATTCTTAAGACCATCCATGAATTCTTCCATAATTTCATTACGTAGAGTTGATTCGATGGCTACTTCGTTTTCTTTCATCCAGTTTTCGACAACATAGTCAAGGTATGTGTCGAGCTTTGAAGTTAGTTCTTCGTTGAAGATTGATAGTTCTTCTTCAAGCTTTTGTTCGAATGCTTCTTCAAGACGTGTAGTTTCAACAGTCAAGCGAGCATGAACAGCTGCTTCGAATAGAGTCGATGCTTCTTCCTTGAATTCTTCTGAAATTTCATAACCGTTGAACATTTCTTCAACGTCTTCTCTCATTGAAGATGATGCTGCAGAAGGCTTCATATTAAGTGTTGATGCATTCTTTTTTGAATTATCGCCAACGCCATAATCCTTACCAGGACCGAACTGCGCCATAGTTGCAGCAAACCAATGAGTTAGGTCGCCCTTTGACATCTGGCCCATCTGACCCATAACAGCCTGCATCATACCAATCTTTGACTTAGGGTCAGAAACTGATCTAGCTCCAGGATGAAGTGATGAAGCAGCAAGAGTTTCTTCCTCTAGACCATCTTCTTCGTTTTCAATTTCGTCAACAGGAAGTTCTGACATATTTTCCAAGTCCTTGTTATTTTCGTTAGCCATTAAAAGTCTCCTTAATAGAATTTAAAATTATTTATATAAACTTATTGTTTATTGCTAGAGAAGCAATATAATCTTCTAAAATAGCCAAACGCTGTTCTTCAAGCTGCGACTTTGACATATTATGTATTTTCTTTTTAGTTTCGTGAAGCTTATGTTCGTGCCAAGTATTATGTACTGGGTCATAAATCCACTCAACGTTTTCCATAATGCCTTTAACGAAAGCATCTGGTGCAGACGGGTCAGCCACAATATCAGCAGCGGTTGAAAGTCTTAAGTCGCTCTGTACAACCATCTTACCATTTGATTCTTTTAGGGAACCCATAGCACGAGAAGAAACGCCAAGGTTAGCGCCTGACTCTAAAAGACCACGGGCGATATTGCCCATAGGAGTTTCGGTAAGCTTTGCTCTTCCAATGAAGTTATTCTTATCACGCTTAAGCTCTGTGATAATATGAGATACACGATCTAAATTAATTGATGGCCCAGCTGGGTGTCCGAGCTCTCCATAGGCACGACCCTTATCAACAGTTTCGCGCATATAACGCTGAACTTCATTTTCCAATACATGCATTGGATAAACACGACCGTTACGGTTTTGAATTTCAGCCTGAAGGAAAATACCTTCAATGAAATAATCCTTCTTACCGTTTTCTTTTGCTTCGGTAATATACTGTACATCTTCGACTAGTTCTGTAAAGAGCTTCATTGTTTCCTCTTAATTTTTATATGCAACAGGAACGGCTACTAATGTAGCAGCTGTGTTATTCGAAGTCAAAATATCTGTTGCACCTTTTTCAACAATCAATGTTTCGCCACCAATAATAGACATTGTCCATTTAGTAGTAGTATTTGTAGAATCTTTACATGTAATTAAAGCTAAAGTTGTAACTGCAGAAGCATGTGATATTTTTACTAATGCGCTGTTGCTATAAGAACTAAAGGTTATTGTATTACAAACAGATTCTGTTCCGAGTGGTTTAATAATTCCTGACATTAAATTACTCCTGACTTATCGTTATCGCCTACATTACCAGAAGGGAATCTCATAGGAGTATCTTCTCCGGACTCTTTTTTTGTTTTCTTTTTCTTACCACCTTCAAGCATAGGCATAGCTAGATCTTCTTTAATTTTCTTTTTTCCGCCCGATTCAAAACTGGCACCTTTTTCTCTATCAGCCTGAGTTGGCTCAGAAGATTTACCTGGTTTAGAACCTGCCATAGAAGCTAACTTATTAAGACGTTCTGGGCTGGCGCTACCATCAGCACTAATCGGCGGAAGGTTCTTTACATATGGGTCAACTTCTTCATTAGCATTAACTC